AATCCAGAGTCACCCAGACGGACCCGTCAAATCCCTCGAAGACAAAGTCCAATGGGGCTCCGTTGGTACTGGAACCACTGGCGGATTGAATGAAGTAACCAACGATCGTCTTTGAAGATCCGGCATCATATTCCCACCAGCCAGTCCCGTTATCGACCTGGACAAATATGGTGGCCCTGTTTCTGTCAGCACCAACATAGTCGTTTACCGATCCGACGCTTGCGGCGACTGTCCCGGACGGCAGGGTGTTTGACGTCATATCCGGTATGACATTGCCAGTTGCACTCAGCGTCAGACTGGTTGCCGTTCCGCCTGAAGGGACCGGAAGGTAGGGCCCGTCCTGGAAATCAATTTGTGTGACCGTCCATACCACATCGGAAGACCGCGTGATCTTCCGCGGCGCATGGTTCTTGTGAGCCACATAGAGCGTGTCGGCGGACTGTGCGACCTGAAGCTCGAACAGGTCAGCTTCGAGGTAGGGCGTTGCAAACTCCGGTACGCGCTCAAACTTGCCCCCGCCGCCGTAGCTACCGTGCCCGGTACCATCTTCGCCCGCCAGTTCGAACGAATTGGCCGCGACACTCGCGACCGTGAATTCCCTCTCATTGATCTCCGTCATTCCTGCCACGCCGGAGACGATCACCCGATCTCCGTTGGCAAGGCCGTGTCCCGTCGACGTAATCACGACAGGGCTGGTATTGGTCGCACCCTCGATCGTTTTGGCGGGCTCAACGACAATGCTGCCATTGACGAACACCCGGAAATACTGCTCTCCGAACTCCAGCATGTAGGCTTGCTGGGTGGAAAAGATGAACGGCACCAGCCGCGTCTTCTTGGCAGAGTCCCTGACCTCGGCAACAAACTGCGTGCCCTGACGCTTCCGCAAGGCGCCCTGGCGCAACACGTAAAAGTTCGTGCATTCCTTGAGGCCCAGCCGGTAGTGATCGATATCGGTCCTGGCGTGCAGGCGCGGGCTCAGCTCGCCGCGCGCGAACGCGGTCTGAATGTCATAGATGCGCATGGGGCTACACGGACCGGATCGCGATCACGTCATCCGCGTAGACATGCGGGAACGTGGACTCCAGAGCATCGGCCAGCCTGGCCGCCGACAAGGCATCCTGGTAGGTGACGAGCGCCCGCTCCGCGAAGGAGCGCTTGCCGGTCAGCCAGTGCCCCATCTTGAAGGCAAGCTTGGCGACCAGCACTTCGACGAACAGCGGGTCGAACCGTCCCTCATCCGTGACCCGCCTGACATAGCGCAGCTTGAGCGGCGCGGGCGCGTGGGTCAGCACCTTGTCGCTTTCAATCTCATAGGGGATCGGCGCGCCGTTCTGCCGGCCGCCTTCAGTCAGCGCCTGAACCGCCAGGCAATCGGCCGGCAGCGTAAACGCCCGGTTCCAGCCGAAAGCAGGCGCGGTTGCGTCGGCCGGCAGGCTCGCCCGGGTGAGCGCGAAGTTCCAGGAGTGCCTTCTGAGTTCGCCGTCCCTGGCGTTCGGATAATTCCGGTTGAGCCAGTTGGTCGCCGGCTTGCCGTCCGAGGCGGATGTCACCGGCGCCTCCTCGAGCAGGTCGAGAGCCATGTTGTAGATGTCGATGCGTGACGCGGTCGAGGCCATATGGGCGCCTCCTCAAATCTGGTTTGGGAATTCCTCGCCGGCAATCTCGTAGCCGACCGTGCCGGAGGTATAAGCCGTGACCGTCAACCGCCACGGGCGGGTCAGCGCCATCGCCAGTTTCCGGGCCGCCGGAGCGGTGAAGCTTTCACCCGCCACCGGCGCCCAACTGCCTTCGCTGTCCTGAACTTCCGGCACGACGGTCGCGACGAAGGTTCCGGTCAAGATCACCTCGGCTTCCTTGCCGAGCACCACCGCGCTGCTCTGAGCGTTCGCCGTAAAGCTTCCTCGTATTTTCTTCGCCATTGGGCCTACTCCTCTTCGCGGCTGACCGGCGCCCTCAGCGCCTTGCGCGTTCTCTTAGGCTGGGGCTCCGCCCCCTTCAGCACATGTCGGACGGCATTGGCCGCGGCTTCGGCGACCGTGCGCTCACGTTCGGCGAGCGCCCCGCTCAGCTCCGCCGCCTGACGGTTGGCGACCGCGAGCGGCACTTGCTCGCCGCGCTTCACGCCGTATTTCTTCGCCATGGACATCGCGTGTTCTCCTTCGTCTGAAATGAAACGGGGCGGCCCGGTGAGCCGCCCCTCATTGCACCCGTTCGCGGCCGTCAGCCGTTGGTCACGAGCTCCGCCAGGGGGATCTGCTTGCGCTCGGGATAGACCCGGTCCCAGTTGGTCGCGGTCTCCGCCTCCGCATTGGTCGGCGACTGGCCGACAAGTGCTGTGGACGTCCATTGGATGCCATAGGGGTGCATGATGTACTGGCGCCGGGTCCACATCTCCTCAACGCCCGCACCATCGCCCTGCGCCGCCTTGCGGTCGACCTCGACCGGCACCGCGGGCGGCACTTCGGCAAAGCCGAACGCCCCCCGCCCGACCAGATAGGTCGAGTAGTTGGTGCGGTGCGTGCCCGCCACCGCCGGCACCCCGTCATCGACCACCACGTTATAACCGAGATAGGTCGGGAACTTGACCTCGCCCCGGCTGTCGGGGATGAAGTCGATCAGGTTGAGCTTCTGCAGCCGGGTGAACACCACTGAATGCATGATCAGCGTGTCGAGCTGATCCGCCGCGTCGCCCATGGTCTGCTTGGTGTCGAGGATCGCCTCGGCGGAGACCAGTTCGCCCGCTGCCGGCGTGCCGACCGCGTCGGTGCCGATCACGTTGCGCATGTCGCCGGCATCGTTCGCCCCGTTGTCGGCGAAGACGCCGCGCAGGATCGAGATCAGGTGCCGCTGATAGGCCCTCGCCCAGTAGGACGAGACCCGCTCGCCGATCCGTTTCATCGGATCATCGCCGGCAAGCTCGGCCGCCAGGTCCGCGTCCGACCAGCCCTGGTTCCGGTTGATCCGGATCGCCACGTCCTTGGCGCCCGTGATCTTCTGCGGGGTCGCGGAAGAACCCGGATTGTCGGACGAGGTGTTGGGCTCGGGCGTGCCCAGGTCGTTCCAGAACGGCACGTTGATGAGCTGACCGCCGCCCCTCAGGAAGTTCGCGAGGTTCGGGTCGTTGCGCATGATACCGGATTTGAAGACCGCCGATTTCTCCTGCGTCTCTTTGAGCATATAGGGCAGGAAGACGTCAGGCACGATCACGTCACTCAGTCGAGTAACCGCCATGTCAAATTACCTTTCTTTGCGAAAGCCCGCGCGCTCAAGCCCGCACTGTTGGGGCCGGCGCGGAGAGTGCGGGCAAGTTCCGGGTCGTTGCGGGGTGAGGCTTCGTCTCATCCCGCGTCGGCCCCTCGCCGGTTGTCTTCGCAAAGGCCGTCGAGAATGCCGGGGCGCCGGCCGCAGACCCTTGGTCGGCGGCGCCCGGAGCGGCCCCGGCCGGGTTGCCCGCGTTGCACGGACCTCAGGCCGGGGCAAATGTGTTTTCGTGGGATCGCGGATGACCAGGCGGCATCAGATAAGGACGCCAGCAGTTCGGATCAGGTCCGAAGTGCGTTCATCCGCCAGTGTGCCAGATACTACACCAGCCACCGTGACGAGGGGATAAGTTCGAAGGTTAGAATTCGTTGCCGAATAGCCGTGGGAACTCCGCTTCCCGGTTGGCGGCGCGGATGAAGTTGCGGGCGAGTTCCGGGTCGGAGCGCAGGAGACGCCCCTGCTCCGTCACGTTCTCAGTATCTCTGGCAAACGGATTGCTGGTGCGTGCGTTTGCGCCGAACACCTGATCCTCGCTATAGAGCCTCTCGCCTGCCTTCTGCAGCATGAACGCAATGGCCGGATCGGCGATCTCGCCGTCATCGGTGATCGCTCCCCGCGCGCGCAGCGACTGCGCCAGCCCGTCGCCGCCCAGTTCGCGCAGCGCCCGGTTGGCAAGCTCAACGTTGCGCCGGTACTTCTCGGTCGACGGCTCGCCCCATGCGCCGACGATCTCGTCATGGGCGCCTGCCACCGCGCTGTCATGAGCATCGACAGAGCAAACGAACTGGGCGTTGAGGTACTGCACGAAGCGGTCGTGCAGCCCTTGCGCCTGCCTGCCGGAAAGCCCGGCTTCATGGGCCCATTGCGCAAAGGCGGTGACGCTCCCCTCGTCATAGGGGAAGTTCTCCGAGAGGCCGGCCGGCATCTTGAACTCGTAGCCTGACTGATCGTCCGGCCCTCCGAGCCTGGCATAGAACGCCTGCCATTCCTCCGGTTCGGCATCGTCGCCGGGCGGGCGCAGACTGTCGCCGATCTTGGCCTCCAGATTGCGGTAGCTTTCCACCACCTTGTCGGCCGTGTCCCAGCCCTTGGCCTCGGCCACGCGCCGGTTGTCGTCATGGAGCCCGTCGAGCAGCCCCGCGCCGCCGGCCACATCCGTTGCGGCGTCCGCACTGCCCGCGCCGTCGGTGGGCCCAAGCTGAGCCTGATCCGTCATGTCGAAGTTCCTCTATGTTGATGAAGAAATATGTCACACCACCGAATGAAACGCCGGAGGTCGTTAGTAGACGAAGATTATCCGTTTGGCGGCCCGGCCGTCCCTCTGTACACTGCGTTACATGGGGAACGGCGCAGCAACGATGCGGAGATCATTCGGCATGAAACGTTTGAGCATTGCCCTGGCGGCAGCGGCCGCCGCCGCCTTTGTCCTCATGGGCACGAGCCCGTCCCACGCCCATGCGGGCAAGCACAATTACAACACCGGCCCGTCGGGCTATCACCACGCCCAACCGGGGCGCAAACGGCACCGGGGCGACCGCGGCCACTACAACGCGCTCAGGGAGAAGCAAATCCGTCAGGAATGCCGGACCTACGCGTTCCGATACTGGCGGTATCATCCGAACTATCTGCACTGCCGGGGATATTAGGCGTCGAATTCGGGATCCTCAGATCTCGCCCTCCCGCGCGTTGGCGAGCGCATCGTGCCGCGCGGCCTCCTACAGCGCCCAGCACGGTCACCTGTTAGAACCGCGGATGGGCCGCCGGGACCATCTGCGCTTCATGACGGCCCTCAGATGAGAAGTTACTCCTCCGGAACATCGTGATACTTAAGATGGACCTTGGCCCTACCATCCTCGCCGATCTTCATCGTGTAGCTCTTCAGATTGCCGCCGGTGTGCTTCTTCACCT